AGCGACCATCCTGTCCTTGACCTTCTGACAGGCGACGAAAACGACTGGACCGACGGCTTCAGCCTGATCCGCGATCTCGTTGCTGATGCACTCTGCCGCGACCAGGGCGGGCTGGCCTGGGTGAACTGGGTCGACAACAAGCCGGCCGAGATCATCCGCTTTCCCATCGGCCAGATCGGCGTCGACTTCGACCAGACCACCTTCGAACCGCGGTACCGGATCGGCAACCGGCCTTCCTTCACGTCCAGCCAGAACATCGTTCATGTCCGGCCGCCTTTCGACAAGGCGCCGGTGACGCTGGCGCGCGAGGCCATCGGCGTTGCTGCCGTCATGGAGCGCCACGCGGCGAAGCTGTTCTCAAACGGCGCACGTCCGGGTGGCGTGATCCGCACCACGAAGAGCCTGGGCGATCAGGGCGTCAAAAACATGCTGAAGGCGTGGAAGGCAGCCCATGACGGCGCCGACAATGCCGGCAAGACGGCCATCCTGTTCGACGGCGCCGAATGGCAGCAGCTGACCCTCAACAGCGTGGACAGCCAGTTCCAAGAGCTTCGGTTGTTTCAGCTGCAAGAGATCGCCCGCGCGTTCAACCTGCCGCCATCGATGATCGGCGACCTCAGCCGCGCCACATGGTCCAATTCGGAACAGAAGGGCCGCGAGTTTCTGAGCTACTGCCTGGAGCCTTGGCTGCGCATCGTGGAAGGCGCGCTGCGCCGCGCGCTGTTCCTGCCGGATGATCGCAAGCGCCTCGCCGTTCGCTTCGACCGCGATGACCTGACCCGCGCTGATCTCACCGCCCGCGCCACGGCCATCGCTTCCCTGATCAGCAGCCGCACCCTTAACCCGAACGAGGCTCGAGGCTGGCTCGGTCTCGGGCCTCGCGACGGCGGTGACGAATTTCTGAACCCGAACATCAGCGCATCGCCATCCGGCGCCGCCGCTCCCCAAACATCCGAGGAAGACGATGGATCTCGCTGAACTCTCCGCACGCGCCACCAAGCAGGAAGCCGGCCACGAGTTTGAGCTCGTCGACCCGGTGCGCGGCGGCCCGACCGGCCTGAAGGTTACGCTTGCGGGGCCAGACAGTGCCATTCGCAAAAAGGCTGACCAGGTGCTGGCTGACAAGGCGAACATCGGCGGCAAGCTCGGCAGCAGCGCCTATGCAGCCCGCGAACATGCAGTGGCCGACTTCTTCTTCACGATCTGCCTGTCCTGGAACTTCAAGGAAGCTGGCGAGGACCTGCCGCTTACCCGTGAGAACTTCCGCCGCATCCTGCAGCTCGGCACCTGGATTCGCGCGCAGCTGGAGATCTTTAGCAACGACCGCGCTCCTTACTTCGCTGACGAGGATGCCGGCTGATGGACCGCGCCTACATCGAAACCAAGATCGCAGCGGACGACGCAGGCGCCATCAGCGGCCTTGCCTGGAAGTTCGGCACGCCCGATCGCATCGGTGACGTGATCCTTCCAGGTGCCTTCGCCAAGGCCAAGATGCCTCTGCCGGTGCTGTTCGGCCACGACTTCAACGATCCTGTCGGCACCTGGGACCAGGCCAGCGAGAAGGCAGACGGCTTTCACCTTTCGGGCAAGCTCCTCATCGCCGACGTCGCCCGCGCCCGTGAAGTGCAGGCGCTGGTGAAGAGCGGCGCGGTGCGCGGCCTGTCCATCGGCTTCATCACCAAGAAGGCCAAGAGCCTTTCGGGCGGCGGTCGCGAGATCAAGGAGCTTGAGCTTCTGGAATGCTCGCTTGTGACCATCCCCATGCATCCTGGCGCGAAGGTCACTTCCGCCAAGTCGGCCGTCCGGGCTCTTCAGATTGCCCAGGCCATCAACCGGGCGGCGGCCCACTTCGCAGTGAGGTAACACCAATGCACCACGCAAACATGCAGAAGCTTATGGCCGGCGCCGTGATCGTCCGAAAAGGCGATGACGATGATCCGGTCTCGCTCGTCACCAAGGCGATCGATGATCTTCAGAAGGCAGTCGATGACCGCCTGAAGAAGCTCGAAGAGAAGGGCGCAAAGGCCGGCGACGACAAGGAACTGAAGGCTCTTCAGGATCGCCTCGCCGATCTGGAGAAGAAGTCGAACCGCCCTGATGGCCTGGGTGACAAGAAGGAACCGTCCGCCGAGCGCAAGGCCTTCGGCAACTACCTTCGCCAGGGCAACCAAATCAGCGAGGAAGACCGCAAGGCGCTCAACGAGTCGAGCGATGCCCAGGGCGGCTACCTCGTTCCACCGGAGTTCTCGACCGAGATCCTGCGCGACCTCGTGGAATATTCCCCGATGCGTCAGGTGGCATCGATCCGCAACACCGGCGCTCCGGCGGTGATCTACCCGGTTCGCACGGGTGAAACGAACGCCCGCTGGGTCGGCGAGATGGAAACCCGGCCCGAAAGCACCATCGGCTTCGGCCAGAAAGAAATCGAGGCCAAGGAGCTCGCCACCTACGTCGAGTTGTCCAACCGCCTGATGCAGGACGCTCCGCAGGCTGAGACTGAGGTGCGGCTCGCGCTCGCTGAGGACTTCGGCAAGAAGGAAAGCACTGCGTTCCTTTGGGGCCAGGGTGGGCTTGAGCCGGAAGGCTTGATGCTCAACCCGGACATCCCGGAAGCACTCAACGGGCACGCGGCCGATCTCTCAGCCGAGGCGATGATCGCGCTGATGTACGGCATGCCCCAGCAGTACCGCAACCGCGGCGCCTGGGCGATGAACGGAACCACGCTTGGCAAGCTGCGCTCCCTGAAGGACGGCAACGGCAACTTCTTGTGGCAGCCTTCCTTCCAGGTCGGACAGCCAGAAACCATCCTCGGCCGCCCTGTGGTCGAGTTCGTGGATCTCGAAGACCCGGCGGCCAACAAGTTCCCGATCGTCTACGGCGACTTCTCGGCCTACCGCATCCTCGACCGCCTCGCGATGTCCACGCTGGTCGACCCTTACAGCCGCGCGGTCAACGGCATCACCCGCATCCACGCCACCCGGCGCGTCGGCGGCGCGGTGCTCGATCCCAAGCGCTTCCGCAAGCTGAAGATGGCCACGAGCTAAGGAGCAACACCATGCGTGATCTCTATTCCAACATCGGCGCCAAGGTGGCTTTGAAGCCCGCCGTGGTGACCGCAGCCGGCAACGGTGAGGCAATCGACACCCACGGCTTCGGCCGGGTGGCTTTCGCCATTGCCACCGGTGCGGTTGCCGGATCGGGCGACTTCGGAGTGAAGTTGCAGGAAAGCGACAACGGCTCGACGGGCTGGTCAGATGTGACGGATGCACACCAGCTGCAATCCAACGCACCAGCTACCCTCGAGGCGGATAGCGCCTACCGGGTCGGCTACCTCGGCCACAAGCGGTATGTCCGGCTCGCCGTCACCAAGGCAGGCGGCACCAGTGTCGCACTCGCTGCGATCGCCATCACTGGCAACAACGCCAGCCGTCCGGTGGCCTGACATGCCAACAGCCGCACCCCGCGCATGTGGTCTCTGTGGTGGCGTCCACGCCAAGGGCACCCGCTGCCCCAAGGCTGAAGCCCGCCACAAGGAGCGCAAGGCAGTCGCTGACAAGAAGCGACCGTCCGCACGGGCACGCGGCTACGACAAGGAATGGGAGCAGGCACGGGGCGAGTACCTCGCTGCCTATCCCTCCTGCCGACGCTGCGGAGCCAAGGCCACCCTCGTCGACCACATCACCCCGATCCGCCAAGCACCGCATCGGCGGCTCGATCGCACCAACTTTCAATCCCTTTGCCAGCCCTGCCACAGCGGCTGGAAACAGTCGCAGGAAAGGAAATAACCATGGGACGTCTCTTCCCTACCGCTGGCATGAAGGTCTTCATCGGCGCTGCCAAGCAATTCGCTGACACCGACTTCGTTCTCGCTGACTTCACGGGTGGCACGCCTACCTGGACCGAGGTCAAGGGCACCACGAACATCGGCGGCTTCGGTGACGAGTCGCAGCTGATCTCGTCGGAGCATGTCGGCAGCGCCCGCACCCGCAAGACCAAGGGCACTCGCAACGCTGGCCAGATGGCGCTGGTGTGTGATCTCGACTACGCCGACCCAGGCCAGATCGCGCTGCTTGCAGCCGAGAAGACCCGCGACAGCTACGCCTTCAAGGTGGTGCTCAACGATGCACCTGCCGGTGGCACACCATCCGAGCGCTACTTCACCGCCTTCGTCATGTCGGCCCGTGAAGAGTTCGGCGGCCCCAACCAGGCGATGCAGATGAACGCAACGCTGGAGATCGACAGCAACATCGTTCGCGTCGTGGCTGACGAGGCCTGATCCCATGCTGATCAGCACCCCGGGGGTGGTCTTCAACTTTCGACCGCTCCTGGGGACCGGCCCGGGGAGGCGTCTTCCCGATTTGTTTTTCGGAGCACGCTGAAATGGCCTTTGTCACGCCCCAGGAATTGCAGGATCACCTCAACGGCGTTCCCGAACATGAGGACCATTTAGCGCGTCTCCTGGCG